AATTAAGACAGCCAGATTGCCGGCAATATTTGCGTCTTTCCCCCTGTTAATGTACTGGGCTGCGCCAAACAAAACAAGCGCGGACAAAACAGCAATTATAGCGATGACAATCATGCTCAATTCATATCTTTTCATACAAAGTACCTATCTATGAGCCTCTTTATTAGTATAATATGTTTTCTTAACTAAGTCTTTATATATAATATCATATACATTAATGAGGGCATAAATGGGATATGGTAAAAAAACGGGCGCGCAAATTAACGGGCGATAAGATTGCAAACGTTCAATCCTATTTAAGAGAAATCCACCACACATTAACCGACGAACAATTAGCACATAAGAAAAAGTGCGAGCTTTCCCTCTTTGAATTCATGCGGTATACATGGCATATCGTTGAAGGGGACAACCCATTCTTTGATGGTAAACATATCCGCGCCATTTGTGCGCACCTCGAAGCAGGACTTCAAGGCAAAATAAACTACCTTGTGCTCAACATGCCGCCTCGTCACATGAAATCCCTGCTCTGTTCCGTGTTTTTTCCGGCCTGGGTATGGACAATCAAGCCGCATCTATCTTTTCTCAACATCTCTGGTGACATGGACTTGGCTATCCGTGACAACGTTAACTGTCGTCGTATCATTGTAAGCGATGAATACAAATTCTATTGGGGTAAAGACTTCCATTTGTATAAGGACGTTAATGCAAAAAAGCGTTTCAAGAATACCAAGGGTGGTGAAAAGATCATCAAGTCCATGACAAGCTCATCGATGGGTGAAGGTGCACATATCAAAGTACTCGATGACCCGAACGCATCCCAAGACATTGATTCCGAAACAACCCGTAACCGAACAAACAACACCATGGACCGGTGTATATCAACCCGTAACAAACCGGGTGAAATCAAGTTTACCATTCTCGTTCAACAACGTATTCATGAAGATGATGCCACGGGCCATTTTATCTCATTGAGGCATAAGAATGTCGCCCATCTTGTCTTGCCGCTTGAATATGATCCCTCCATGCATTGTAAGACGGTGCCGCTAACAGCCAATTCTAATAAGCCATGGGAAGATTTTAGAACGAAGCCCGGACAGATTTTGTGGCCAGAACTCTATACGCCTGACATGATCGAGGAACTCAAGAAAGGTCTTAACAGCGAATACCACCGATCATCACAATTGCAGCAACGACCCGCACCGGCACAAGGTACGATTATTAAACGAGAATGGTTCAAGGTATGGAAAGATCGTCTCCCTGATTGTGAATACATCATTCAAAGCTGGGATACAGCCGTTAGCAATGAGATCACGGCATGTGATTCGGCTATGACAACATGGGGTCTCTTCCGTAATGATAACTACCATTATAATATCATCTTGCTTAATGCATGGTCCGGTAAGCTCCAGCAGCCAGATTTACGCCGTATGATTAAGAAATGTTATCACGATTATAACACCCGTGAGTTTAGCGCCGAAATTGTTGATGGCAGCAAGCCTACCGTTACGATCATTGAAGAAGTGGGCAACAGCATGGGGCTTATTCAAGACCTAAGGCGAGGGGGTATGTTTATTCACGGGTTTAATCCAAAGTCACATGGGGTTAAGAAGGAAAACCGCGTATCGCCAGGAGCAAAAGTAGGACGGGCACGTTTAGCCTCACAGCTGATCGAAAACGGCTTGGTTTGGTTGCCAGCTCGTTATCCGGATTATGAAAAGATTACACCCGCAGCCATGGACTTTGCGCAAGCAGCCTTGAAGTTCCCCCATGGTGGCGGTAAGGACTATGTGGACTCCATGTCGCAAGCGTTCCTCTATATTATGAAAACAAACATCGTATACATGAAGGGTGAAGAGCTTGACGAAACAATCGATCCAAAAACATTAAAAACGCATACACATCGAACAATGCTTTAAAATAAAAGTACTGTTTTTTTTGACTATCTCTATTTATAGACGTATTATTATTATATCTCTCTTCTGTTATTGATAGTAAATGAATAAACGCTCGCAAGAAAATTTCGCCAAAGATGTCGGTGACTTTGAATTTGAATCCGATCCAAACTATGGAAAGTATGACGATTTCTATGAGAACCTCGCGTTTCATTATGACGATTCAATCCTGGATAAGATCGGTCGCGACATTAAAGAGATGGTCGACAAAGACGAGCAGGACCGCGAAGGATGGCTTTCTATTCAAAAGCAAGGGATTCAGCATATGGGCCTTGGTAATGCCCGTTCTCAATTGGATGACCAAAGCGATACCACAAACATTTACGCCCCAAGCTTAACGACGTCTTCTGTCCAAGTAGCCAATTCCCTTTATTCAAAGTTCTTTCCGCCAAATGGATTCTGTCAAACAACGATTCTGGGCAGTACCGATGAAGAGCTGGAAGACATGGCCGATCGTATTAAAGATGGCATGACAGAGCTTGTTGAAAACATCATGCCCGAGTATAAGCCTGATCGAAAGCAAGGGTTCCTCTGGATGGTTTCGTGTGGTTCCATCTTCGTAAAACCGTATATTGATAAGCTTCGAAACAAGCCGGCAGCCCCATTCATTCGCCCTGAAGATATTATTGTTAACTCCACAGCAACGTGCCTTGAGGATGCGGAGCGAATCACCCATCGTTTCCAACTATCAAAGCGTATTGTTGACCAGTATTTCTCAGCAGGTCTTTGGAAAGAGCGGACACTTGAAGTTTCCGAAGTCCAAACCAACATGCCATCGTATCAAGCGAATGCAGATACGGGTATTCGTGACTCCGATGATGACGAAGATAAGCGTTACTCATTTGATGAAACCCTTTGGTATATGAACATGGACGATTACGACCGTACGTTACATGTAGACCGAACCGAACAGCATCCCTATATCGTAGTCCGAGATCGTATGAGTGATCGTGTCGTGGCTATCTATCGTCACTGGGACCCAGAAGACAAACTATTTAAAGCAAAACAGCACATTATTCAACATCGTTTCATGCCTGGGTTCAACATCTATGGCCTTGGCATCTTCCAATTGTGCTTGGGACTCGCACGTGCTGAAACGGATTTGTTCCAACAGTTGATCAAGGCCCTTCGTTTATCGAACAATCCCGCATTGCTTATGGCAACAGGCCTCAAGAGCGAGCGGAGCCAGTACGATACAACGCCTGGCGGTCTGACAATGTTCCAAACATTTGATAAGACAATTGGCGATTCATTAATGCCGGCACCTTTTAAAGAGCCGTCGCCGATGTATCTTGATTTGCTTGATCGGATAACAAAGACGATTAACGATCGGTGCATTACCAATCAGATGCGCCCTGAAGATATCCCAACGAATGTGTCAACCACAACCATGATGGGTATCATGTCGTTGATGCAAATTCAGGAAAGCGCCTTGATGAATGAGTTATACGACTCCTTCAAAAAAGAATTCCAGATTCTGTTTACGTTGTTTGGTGAATGGTTGCCTGACGAAGAATACCCGTTCCTTGTTCCTGGTGCTGAACGTAAGATTATGAAAACGGACTTTACGTCCAATATTGCAATCCGTCCAACCGTTGACCCAAACCAGGCGTCACAGACATTTCAATTGGTAACCAATGAAGCGTTGCTTCAACTCGCTCAATCCCAGCCAGAATTGTATAACATGCGTTTTATTCATAAACGTATATTAACATCCATGAACATTAACAACATTGATGAGATCATGACACCGGAAGAGGAAGACCCGCTGCCGATTGATCCTGTCTCTGAAAATATGCATATCCGTATGGGTGAGCCTGTCAAAGCGTATAAGATTCAAGATCATGACGCGCATATTATGGTCCACAGTGATATGTTGATGCGTCTTAAGGCTGATCAGGAAAACGATAATTCAGAAGCCATTGGGGCACTTGAAAGCCATATCAGAGAACATAAAAACTTTGCGTATCTGCTTGAGATGGAACGTGCATCTGGTAAAGAGATCCCAGAGAATCCGGAAGAACTGACGCCCACACAGCAAAACAAGATTGCAAAAGATGTGGCAGAAACATTGGCTGAACGTCAAGAAGAGTTCGCGGCTAATAATCCGGCGCCTATTGATCCAAATCAAGTGGTCATGGAGGAACTTCGTGTTGAGATGGAAAAACTCAACTTGGAGAAAATTAAAGCGGAAATGAAAGCCCAAGAAGCGCAAGCTAAAATGAACATTGAAATGCAACGTATGCAAATTGACGCACAAGTTAAGCAAGCAGAATTGGCCCTTGGGGAAAGAAAAGAAATAAATGAAGAGAAGCGAATTGAAATTGAACTCATGAGGATTAGAATAGAAGAACAAAAACTTCAATTGCTCATGCGTGAACAAGATGTTAAGCTACAATTGGGTATTGGGGAACTTGAAGTAGAGGACAAAAAACGGGCTTCAATGATGGAATCGAAAGCATATGACGCCACACTTCGCTATGACAATCAGTCAGACAAAGAAGTTGAATATGCCAAGATTCAAGCGGATCGAGATAAAGCCGAACTCGATGCGGAAGTAAAATCGTATGATGCCACACTCGATTTTAACAAAGAAGAAGTTAACCCGAGTGATGTACACACTCAAACATAAGGATTAAAAAAATGGCGCACATTTCCGGCCCAAATTCAGCATATGACCGTATCAAAATGGAAGGCAAAAAAAGCTCCGACGGTATTATGTATCCATCCCATACAAACGAACGTGGCTATCCTGGTCGAGAAGCCCATTCACATGGCGATGTCGTTGGTGGTATTGTTAACAAGAATCGCGGACAAGCGATGAAGCAAATACGCAATGAAACAGGTCGCTCCTGTCATGCAAGCGGTGACAAAGTCGAAGCCCACAAATTTGGGTCTGGTATTAAAGGTGACTTTAAAAAACTAGGTCACGATATTAAAAAAGGGTTTAACAAGAAAATTGCAAACCCAACAAAAAATACGGCAAATGAAGCTGACCGTAAAATGAAAGAATTTGGCAGTGATGTGAGCCATGGCGCACGCAAAGCGGCAGCAACAACAAAGCATGTGGCAAAAGGTATTGCACACGATGTTAAAAAAGAAGCAAAGCACTTAGCAAGCGAAGGCAAAAGACATGCCGGTGAAATGCATGAAAATGCAAAATCAAGCATGAACAGCATGAAAGAAAGTGCGCGTTCACGTATGCATGAAGCAACAAAGCCTGCTGAATCTGAGTATGGTTTTGGTGGTAGCATTGATAGAGGGCTAAGAAAAACGGGCGCTGCTTTTAAGCATTCTGGTCGTCAAGTTGGCTCAGCTATTAAGCAAGGACTTACTGGCAAATCACCTAAATCTGATAGATATAAGGATTAAGTTATGACTGTAATCTTCGGTAGGAATACAGCGTATGAAAGACTTCAGAACGAAACAATGAAGCCAAATAGATTGGTTTCTATTGATCATGATTTCTACAGTATGCATCCAGAAGAGGTCTCCTTTAAGCACAAAGAAGTAGCTAAAGCCATCGATGATGATGAGGGCTACTCAGAAGGCTACAAATATAGGAATCCTCGCAAAGCCTCAGAAAAACAACGTTCACAAGAGTGGGCAAGTTATGATGAGCGTTCTAAACATGCCATTGGTGGCGTGGCCAAAGTTAGACACGGCTACGGTTCAAAAGCAAAATAAGATAAGCCCCCTTTATTGGGGGTTTTTTATTAGTAAAAAGGTACGCCTATCTTTTTAAACGTTAACTGGTCAAGCAAATAAAAGAACGAGAAAGTCCAAGCGATCGCATAAGGCCATGTATAACGCTCTGAATAAAAAAAATGAAGTATGAGAAATGGAAGTACAATAAACATATGAAGCATTACTAGAATGGCCATGTTTCCCTTGCTCATAATTGGTATAAGATGGATATAAAACATAAATAATAGCCAAAATAAGGCATTGAGTATAAAGT